ATGCATTTATCGTTAAATGGACTGTCTGATTTAGCTGTATCGTTGATCAATGATAGCCGCCAGGCAAATGCACTGCTGCAAACCATGCAGGGCGGATATCGGCCACGGCAATGGCCGATTGCAGGTGTGGAAGAGTTGGTCTATTGCAAGACAAATATCGGAGGCCTTTTCTTTGATGCGGTATTTTCTACTACTACGAGTCATTCTGCTACGATTACTTCTCATCCAGTTCAGAATGGTGCCAATATTTCGGACCATATGTATGATAATCCAGTAAGTATTTCCATGGAAATTGGCATGAGTGATGCCATGGCTACCATGGTTTCCGGGCAGTTCTGCAGCGCATACACCAAATCAGTTTCAGCCTACCGGGAGCTGGTCAAGCTGATGCAGGCGCATCAGCCGATCACGGTGCTTACCAGGATGAACCAGTATCCCAATATGGTTATCCAGGGGATTACCGTAGAAGATGGGCCCAATACACTTACAGGACTGCGGGCTAATGTAAATATGCAGCAGATTATTATGGCCAGCGTAGCTACTGAAAAGGTTTCTGCCAGGAATTGGACATCTGCGGGTTCCGCTAAACGTGGAGAAGCCCAGCCTAAGGAGACTCCAACTTCTGTGATGCGGCAGGGAGAAATTGCTGCAGGCATGAATTGAGGTGATACTATGGCATGGTCAGAAATTCCCCTTAGTAATGTGCCATTTAGTGAACAGACATTTAAGTTAACTTTGGATGGCGGGGCACGGAACATACATATAAAACTTTGTCTCTGGTATCACGATCTTTGCGATTATTGGACGGCGAAACTCATTGATTATTCTACTGGTAAAACTTTGATTGACATGCTGCCATTGGTTTGTGGCATTGATCTGCTTGGTCAGTTCAGATACTTGGATATCGGCAGGGCTTATGTAGTGAAAAATGAAGCCAGCGAACTGCAGCATCCAGATAACACCACATTGGGCTCGACATTCATTCTGGTATGGGGTGATGATTCTTGAACGGAAAATTATGGCTTAGGAAATGGAAAATCCTCATAGCGGATAAGAATGACAATGAAGCACTTAATGTATCTGAGCTGCATTGTACTTTTGAAGTTCATAAAAGCCGGGATAAAAATGGATTTTATGCTACTTGTAAAATCTACAATCTGACGGCAGCTACTGAAAAGCAACTGATTGATGAAGGCGATCGGCTCATTATCGAGGCGGGCTATTCTACTACGGTCCAAGAACAGGTGAACGTAGACAGCAGTGAAAATGTGTTTACTAACGAGCAGGCAAATGCTGCTGCCGCCAGTGGTCAGCCAGTCTCTTCAAAAACGGTTGATGTGGAGCTACAGTATGGAAAAATTTTTGACGGGCAGATTATTTGGTCCAGCCGGTCTAAAGAGTCCAATGTGGACTATATTCTGAGCCTTACGGCCATTGACGGCGACAGCCCACTGCACCTTAATTTTATTACGAAAACGGTCAACAAAGGATTGAATCAACGGCAGGCATTGCAAATTGTGTGTGACAGCTCTGAAAAGAAAATACC